TTTCTTCTTAGGCATCTTACCCATCTTAATTTCAATTTCAACGTAACCTTTACCTTTACGTTCCATCTTTTCGCGATTATTGCCGCATGATTTAGTTTTCTTCATAGAGTTATTTCATTGATTTACTGCCTTTGCAACGCCATTTTTTACGGGATAGGTTATTCGGCGAGTTGGGGTCACTGCGCCAGTTGCCTTTGATAGCGTTGCTTCTAGCACAATAGCTGTCAGCTTTTGCCGTGCCTGGGCGAATACGATCACCACCGTCAGCAGCTTTGCCAGCTTGACCATACTTGATTGTTTTCTTCCGCCCAGTCGCGGGATTGGTTACTACTTTCGTGAAACGCTTTTCCATCACTTCATCTTTCGTTTGATTTTCCGCTCTTGCTTCAGCATCTCTTTTGTTGGCTTTTTGCCAGAGCCTTTAGCATCGCGGATATTATCCCACATTCCTCGCTGAGAGTGAGAACCGTCTGCGCGTTTGATTAGTTTCTTCATCATTACTACTTAACAAGCTTGCGAACAGAAGATGCTTGAGTTCCGCGAGCTTTTAACAAGTTAGATCGTGAAGGAGATGAAGATTGCTGAATTTTTGGTTCTGGAGATTTTCGTGCTTTTGCTCCACGCGCAGATGCGGAAGGGTCTGCAAGTAATCTTACTGCAGGGTATCCTAAATCAGTAACATATCCTTCATAGAGAGCTTTTCCAGCAGGATTCAACTTAGGATTATTTGTAGCTGCTTTCGCTTGGATATCTGCTTTCTTTTTTAAAGCTTTCTTCTGCTCCATCATTTTCATTCCAGTAATATAAGCTGGATTTTTTGTAATATCGTATTCTTTTCTTTTAGCTGGCATATTGTTATTTTAGTTTATTGTTGTTGAGGGGATTATTGTTCCATTCCTTGTGTTGTTACGCCACCCATTTCAGCGGGTGCTGTTCCAATACGTCCAATCTCAGCGTTCTGAGCCTGTTGTAGCTGGAATTCGTACTGACTGGCATATTTCTGCAAGCGAGCAGCAAAAGCCTCGTCCTGCTGCGCTCTAGCTGCAACATCGGGCTGCTGAACGTATGCCTGAACCATCTGCATGGCAATCTGCGCTCCGTTTGGTTGCGCAGGAACTTCGATACCAGAGAAGATCTTGGAAAGGTCATCTGTAACGTTCTTGGCAATCTTCTGTTGCGCTTCTTCCACTGGTTGCAGAACGTAGTCAGCAAAGATTGGATTGATAGAAGATGCAGCGAACTCCAGTAGTTTGTTTACATCGAGGATGCCATTGCGATCCAGTTGGACAAGGGACACCATATTCTTCAACTGAGTCTCTGCTGTTTCTGGATCACTTGCCAATGAGTCAAACGATACCATGATCGAGTAGTTCTCATCGGGGCTACCCTTGGTCATCACTTGTGGATTAGGATTGCCTGTAACTTGGAAGAAGATTTCATCAGGCCCCATGCGCTGATACAGCTTCCATGCCATTGTCAGAACGTCTTTAACGTGGTCAAGGAACTTACCAATAAAGAATTGCTGGAGAGCAGCAGAAAGAGGATTTGTAAGATCTAACCCAACAGCACGATCCGCTTGTCCACGCATTGACATTTCACTCTCTACAGAGCCGTCATCTCGTGGAGGAATTGGACCGAATGCGATTTCACCTAGTCGGCGATATGGCACTCTGCGTCCAGGACCCCAATCCGATGGTGGGCGACCAGCAGGGTGCATAATCGGAGGCAATGTCGCCAAAGACGCGCGGTCAATACGACTGTCACGCTCGGTCTTGATTTGCATCTGTGGACCACGGAGAATGTCAGAGAATGTCTGAACTTCATACATCCGCTTTTGGTTGTTAGCGAGACAAGTCACCACGAATGGATAGTCATCGTAACCGTTAAGCAGTTCATGCTTGGCATAGCCATCTGTTTGTGGGTGGAACACAGTGCAGTAAATGCCCTCAGAACCATCATCCTCGTCGATTAGACGCTGATACGCATAGACCACCATAACAAGATCGTTGTCATCGGTGATTGGCAAGCGAGTCTGAGTCTTTACTTTCTCGCCATCGAGATACATGGAGTCTTTACCACGAAGGGTTTCGATAGCGTTATCTACCCATTTACGATCCCATCCTTCGTTCGTCACCTTCTTCTCAAGCTCTTGAGCCGTGAGGAATGTTCGCCAGAACATGTATGGTGCGCGTTGTGGATCTGAGATGTAAGATGGATACACTACCTCGCCATCGGGGGCGCAGGCATAAACTACAGGACAGTCAACAGTTTGGCGTGATAGAGGAATTTCAGCAACACCCATCTTGCGTAGGTCTTTGATTGCTTTCTTCGCTCGCTTAGTAGAAAGGTCAGGGAATGAGTCTTGAATCAACTCAAGCAACATCTCGTCATCTTGCTCACTAAGAATTAACTCCACAAGATCAGGCGATGCTTGTTGGATTTGCTCTAGACTAACGCTCTGAAGATATGTGCGCTTCTCACGATTCCAGCCAACGTAGGTAACCATGATGCCCTTCTCCATGAGATAGTTCCCGCCAAGCTCCATTTGACGCTTGAAGTCTGGAATGTAGGATGCTCGCATCCATTTTAGGAAGCCAGAAACCACCGCTGCTTTTGGCATTGCTGCCATAGACGTTGGGAATGCTTTGATATGGGAGCGAGATAACGCTTGGTCAAACAACGCAACATACATGTCGATGCGCTCGCCAACTACGTTTACCTCTTGATCAGATGCGCCTTGCCACGGGAAAGCATTAGCTCCGTTCTTGCGTAGGTCATCCGACTTGCCATCCCAGATGTTTCTACGGTCGTTATAAGAACGCAGACAAGATTCAAAATAGTAATCCAGATCAATCAGACAGGTGTCATAAGCATTGGATAACGCACCAATATCAGGCTTCTTGTCTAAATAAACAAGGGACTCATCTTCAATTTGTTGAATGTCATTCATGCTGTATATTGGTAGTAATCCTCGGGTTCGGAATTGACAAGAATAACATTAACTTGCTTTCCTAGCAAGCCTTTTGATATTTGAGCGGGACATTTTACATTGACGCTGAATCCGTCGATCCGCGCTTTTAACCATGTCGGGTTATTGCAGATGCCTACAATCAACGCTTTCAATGGCGATTCTTGTATGTCTTGCACAATTTCTTCAACAACCTTTGCTGGTCGACCTCGTTTCTTTGCTTCTTTTTTTGTATTCATATTAGTAACCTCCACCTCCTTGGATTGTGGCTAAACTGACGGAACTGTCAACATGATCTATCCCTGAGATTGCAGCATAGCGTAAAACATCTATGGGATCTTTCCAAGCTTCTTTTAATCCGCCATCTCCCGTGTATTCTGACAATGCTTGGATGATGTTCTCGCAATCGGAACTGATGTAGAAATGTGGACGGTTGATTGCGTCCAGCGGCTTGGATGTGTCCCACGCCATTTTGCCAATCAACGCTTGTAACCCGTCATCAATATCAAGACCTGGGGCGGGAATGCAAACCATACCGGCATCGTTCAAATCTTCGATAATCGAGGATGAACCATCTTGCACCTGATACTTCGCAGCACCAAGTCGCGGGTCGATCAATCGCTCAAAGATTTCTTCTTCACCTTCTAGTTCTTCGATAAGCTCAACATAGTCGCGAATACCGTAGCCTTGTCCTTTCGCTCCCTCTCCAGGCATCCATTTACCACCACGCCATTCAGCCCAGTCACCAACATCGACTCCAGGCCATTCACGATAAACCCACATAGTTCCTGTCTCATCCACTGCAATCCAGCACATGAACCAGTTTTTAGAGCCAGCAGGGTCGATAACGTGATACTTGGTGATGTTGTTTCTAGGAATCTTGTCTGGATCTACCACGTTCACGATCTTGTTGAATTTCGGGAACTTGGTAGCGTGTGACTTCATCGGCACACCGTAGGCACGAATAAGGATTTCTTCCCGTGTTCTGCCTTTCAGCGTCTCTTTGATTCGATCATATCCACCGAAAGCGTTGTCCTGTGAATGGAAGTAATGCACGGAAGCGTTTAGCTTCTTTGATCTCTGGACGTATGGAACAAGCTCGTTATTGAGCAGCTCTGCTTCTCTG